TATTATTTGCTGCTCCAGCAGCAGTAGAAGCTGCGTTAGTGGCATTGTTCATCAGACCAATTTTAGAATTAAATGCTCCACCAAAATTCATGGCGTTAGCTAGAGTGTTGGTAGAGTTATTCAATCCAAGATTGCCAGTAGCAGATAAAGTTTGATTATTAGACCTCTCTATTGCATTACCTTCTCCAGGAGATAGACCATTAAGGTTAATCGCATTAACTGCTTGAGCAGCACCATTTACAGCAGCATTAGATGCAGTTGCTCCGGGTAAAGTATTGGCAACTGTATTAGTTGTATTTCCTATCTGAGGTAAAACTGATCCATATAAACTCATCAATTGTTGAGGAGTTAATTGTGGAGCAGATGTATTCTGAGAAACAGTACTACCACTACCAGCTGAACCATTATTTGATATCTGATTAGAGTTTCCGGACGATGAACCACCACTAAATAATCGCATCATGCGATCCATGTTAGTGCGATGTAAAAATCCGTTCCACATATTATCGTGACAATTTTGCATAGAATTTATTAGTATCAGGAGTTTTATATATTCCGTGTTTGCGCCACATTAGTTTGTAGCCTTTAAATGTTTGTTTAGCACGTTTAGCAAATGTTTGTAGGTTAGCCATATTCATTGCTAAATTTTCATCTATGAATAGTATGCCACGTTCATTATCTTTAGTAGCAATTATCATGCCAGATATTTTACTATTAGTAGTCGTCCACCATACCATATTTTCTTGAATCTTTCGGTCTAACAAATGTATAATATCTGATACTGACATGTCGATAAAACATTTGTTAGTTTTATTTGCTAGTACAAAATCTAACAAATCTCCAAAAGTTAAATCCATATAAGTTATCATTAGCGTCCTTGCACTCGATATGCATACCTCCAGTCACGACCAAATCCAACTCTATGTGTCATTTGATCATGAGGATTCTCACATAATGAAACCATATCATCAGTTCCTCTGTTGGCATCTTCGTGAATCTGAGCTAGCATTTGTTGTGACTTATTGTAATATCCAATGGCTCCTTGGGCATCTTTTTGCTCTTCAGACCACAGTTGTAAACATTTAGTTATGATAACTTCATCATATCCAACAGCAGGGAATTCATCAGTATCATTTGAAAAAGTCGTAAGAGCTTTCTTGTATAATACTTCTACCCATCCAATTAAAGGATTAACGTTAGGTGGAAACCATGGAGCATTAGAAATGTCTACGATTTGAAATTGTGCTCGAAGTTTATTATTGGCAATATAAGAGATTTGATTACCATCAATGTCTGACAGAATAATATCATAACCATTAACTGCTGTCTTAGTAAATGACGTAATATCATTATACTGATTAACAGTCTGAACTGGTGTTGATGATAGTGTGATAGTTTCAAATATATTAGATGATCCATTAGATGGACCAGACAAATGAACAATTACATTGGGCGTCTCCACTCCAGCAGCAGAGACTAATAGATGAGATTGATTAGATAATGATGTTTGAAGTGGATGTAAACCTTTCAACCTCCAGTTGCGCCATTCATCAACCCAATTAAATTGATTATATCTCGGACGCATTTGAGATAGATTTATTGCTATGTGATCATATGCTTCTCTCATAGCACGAATCTGACCAACGTAATCTGGTAGAGCAATAGTTTGATTGGCATTAACTTTAAAGTATTGTTCTTCATAGCATCCCACCATGTCTGACATGTGATACAGCTCTTTAGCAGCGGTATTGACGAATCTTAATAGTACTGATCTCTGAGTTGGTTGAGACGGATCAAGACCCATCTTATATCCGACTTGTTCTAGAATGTAATTTAGAGCCATAGATTTATTATTGGTTAACTACTGCTTGTGTCATTAAAGATTGCATAGGAGTAACATCTTCAGTTGACATAGAGACGAATACTAATGATCCTCCACCAGTCCATGTCAATACTATAAATGCTTTCCAACCTTGCCCAGAATTGGGGAAAGAGAATAGTATATTATTTGTTTGAGAATTAACATCAGGTCCGATATTGGGTCCACTATATCCAGTTGGAGGAGTAGTGTAATTAAATGATTGAGTTTGAGTTGCGTTAAAGCGATTGTTGATAAATAAATTTGCTGTGACAGAATAGTTTTGTGTGATATTGGTCATCACACAACGAAAATTGATTACCTTTTGTTCCTTCTTAGGATCTTGAGGACACATTGCAGCTAGACGAACAGCAGGAATGTCATCAGATGTAGATGCGTATAATTGGATAACTCTATCATCAGTTGTTATAGCATACAATGCTTGTATTCCTAGCTCAATTTTAGCAAATGCTTTAATCAATACTCCTCCAGTCTGAGCAATATCTAATGATACCCAATCTGAATTGATAGTATCAAACACAGCAATAGCAGGACCGAACGTAGTATTAACAGCGTATAATTCGTAATTGTTAAATAATATCGCAGCAACAGCAGAAGAAGATTGACTCAATCCCTGAAATGCTCCTTGAATAGTTGATGTAAAAGGAGTGTTGCGACCTTCGTTCTGTGTTTGTTGAATAGCATTAAATGATCTCACACCATATGGAGATATGAATCTTGTATCACCTAATGAATCAATTATAGCTCTATCAGACAAAGCTGTTCCTTCAAATAGATATGTACGAATAAACGTATATTCTCCAAATAGCATTGGAGCATTAGGCTGACGATTAAGTGTGACAGAGAAGTTGGCGTTGAGCGCAGATACAAACAGTCCACCAGTAGAGAGCGGACGTAAACATGTAATCGGCCCAACGCCAACAGAGTAGCTTGTAGTAGTTGCGTCTCCGCCTTTTGATCCATCAGGATTTACATTTATTACAAAATCTAACGGACGACCAGATATAGATCGATAAATTTGAACTCCATCCAGGGCGGTGATGTATAGTATTCCATCTCCTGTATATGCCATAGAAGTTCCAATAGGAACATATTCACGAGCATCGGTTAATAGCACACCATAATTAGATGGCGATGTTCCATATACAGCATTCCATTGTGCAAATGTTTGAGTTGTTCGAACAGTAGGAGCACCATTAGAATCAAGATAAATAAACTGTGGTTGATTGATACCATCTTGAACTAACAGCCCAGGAGTATTTCCGCCAAATGCAGCAGATATATTCTGCACTTGAAGGATAGGATTATTAGCTGGATTGACAGATTGTGATCCACCATAAAAAGACCCAGCTGTAACTGGAATAGTTATGCGTCCATAATTGGTTGTAGCTAATGGTACAGCTACAGTCCAAAATCTAGAAGCAGTAGTACTCATTAGAAATCCAGGAATATTAATCCAAACTGATATATTATACAATCTATAATATGCTAAACCAGCAACAAATACTATAATATAATTTCCAAATGTTACCATTTGTTGTTTAATGCCATTTGGAACTGAGACATCTATTACAGAAGAAGGAATAGAGTCTATCACATCATAACGATTGCGAGCATTGATTGCTACTCTGTATTGATTATTAGACAACGATTGGTTATACGACCAACGACTGTTGTTTGATAGACGTGTATCGTCAAGGAGGAGATTCATTCCTCCTATAAATGATTGTTGTCCAAATTCTCCCATAAGATTAGATGTACTCGGTGATACGAAGAGTAGATTTGGTAATCAAAAATGGGTTAGCAAGTCCTGCACTGATAGCATTCATCCATGATGCACTGGCGGTATCACTACCAAACGCAATATAATATGTAGCATTTGATGGATTAACAGCAGTGAGATAGGATGTATAAACATGCATCATTTTTATATCAGTCCCAGAACTATTACTAAGTAGGGATGCCCCACACAAAGGCGCTGTTGCTCCTGCTGCAGCATATACCCCTACAAATACATTTACATTTGATCCAGATGCTTTGATACCAATTTGAGCAAATAATTCAATCAAAAGTTTACTTTGACCAGTGGTGTCAATTTTACTAAATGGAGTAGTATTAAATGCAGCAATCATTCCAGTACTATTGTACAATGGAGTAGAAGTATTATTTATTAATACAGCACCAACAGACCCTGCTACTGGTGTAGCAGAATCAAAGTTTACTATTTGAAGTACTCTTCCAACTGTATTCGAAGAAACCCAACCAACATCATTTGTATTATCTGTTACCTGAGGAATCTGTCCAGATGTACCACCAAATATCATAGCAGCAGTAACAATCTTATTATTAATCGTCAATCCTGTACCAAATGATCCACCAATATTACCTGACGCTAATGGTACAGATGAAGTATTAAGATAAGAAGATGGAGTTAGTCCAAGCGCTGTTA